CTACAGATCCCTGGTTGGCACTACAACTTCGTTAAGAAAGATCCACCACGCTATGTGGATGTTGACGAAGCTAACCGACTCCTAATGATGCAATGCCTAACAGGCGATACTGCTGATAACATCAAAGGTCTCAAAGGTGTCGGTCCAAAGAAAGCAGAGAAGATCCTAGAAGGAGTTCCTATGGAACGCCGTTGGGATAAAGTCAAAGCTGCGTACCGTGAGCACAAAGCCAGCAATCTAGAGAGTGACTATACACTTCTAAAGATGCTACAGTCTTGGCCTGAATACGACAACGACATCCTAGGAAAGTACCCAATCATTGAGGAGAGTAAACCAGATGAAGACTCTACAAGTAAGTTTGAACGTGAAGCCGCTGAGCGCAAACATTATGTACCTGAGGAACCGTCACAAGACGGCAGCGTACAAGAAGTATCAGATGGAGATCCTGGACGAACTGAAGGGAACTGATTGGCCATTCGGCAACTCACCTGTAAACTTCGATATTGATGCTGGCTTCTCAACACGAGCAGCCGACATCGATAACGTTCTCAAACCTCTGCTTGATACGTTCCAATCTATCTACGATGACTTCAACGACAATAAGGTTTATGGCCTTACTGCTACGAAGTACATCGTACCTAAAGGCAAAGAGTTCCTTGTAGTACGTATCGAAGAAACTACAGAGACTGACATAGAGAACTCAAAGCTTAAACAAAAGTCCTGATAAAGGAGAAAGAGAGTCCAAATGAAAGAAGCTTGCGATGAATGCGGAAGCTCTGACGCCAAACATGTCTATGAAGATGGTCATAGTCATTGCTTCTCATGTAACAAAACAACATTTCCCAAAGAAGAAAGTGAACCAGTGAAAACTACTGTGCAAACAACTACTACATCGAACACCAGCATCGCTGAGCTCAACTCACTTAACAGCTATCCCATGACAAGTCGTGGCATCAGTCAAGAAGTAGTGGAGTTCTTTGATGTCAAGATGGGCTTCGATGAGAACCGTAAACCTAAAAGCCACTACTATCCTTACACAAAGAAGAACCAAACATGTGCTTACAAAGAGCGACAGCTACCTAAGTCGTTCTACGTACATGGTGACTTCAAAGAAGTTGAGCTGTTCGGCCAATCTAAGTTCTCAGGTGGCCGTACTCTCGTAATCTGTGAAGGCGAGATTGACGTATTGTCAGTCGCTCAAGCATTCAAAGACTACAAAGGTGTGATCTATCCTGTAGTTGGTCTGCCAAGTGCAAGCGATACAAACTCTGTATTGCGTCAACGTGACTGGGTTAATGGATTTGACAAAGTAATCCTAATGCTTGACCACGATGAAGCTGGTGACAAAGCTACTGACGTTCTATCAAAGATGATCAAAGCTGGTAAAGCATTCGTAGCCAAGCTTCCTGAGAAAGATGCAAACGAAACCTTAGTCAAGCATGGTAAGGATGCTATACTACGAGCCATCTGGGATGCCAAAGAGTGGTCACCTGCTGGTATCGTGACAGGGGACAAGGTATGGGAACACTTCATTGCCCGTCAGTCTGTTCAATCTGTACCTTACCCAGAGTGTATGCAAGGCATCAACGAGAAACTAGAAGGAATGCGACATGGTGAAATCACTCTATTTACTAGTGGTACTGGCTCAGGTAAGTCTACTGTCATCAAAGAGATTATCCTCGATCTTCTCGACAAGACAGAGGACCGCGTTGGTCTTATCAGTCTTGAGGAAAGCATCGGCGACACTGCTGAGAAGTTCGTATCTATGTCTCTCAATCGTCCAATCGTCGGTGAGCCTGAGCTTACGGAAGAAGAGCTTAAAGCTGGCTTCGACAATGTGTTCGGAGACGAACGGCTTGTCCTGCTCGATCACCAAGGCTCTGTCGGCGACAGTTCACTCATCGACAAGATCGAATACATGTGCCTCATGGGATGTAAGTATCTTGTCCTCGACCACATCACGATCGCCGTCTCTGAAGGAAGTGAAGGTCTATCGGGTAACGAAGCCATCGATAAAATCATGTCCGATCTGCTTAAGATCGTAAAGCGACATGACGTATGGCTCGGCTTGATCTCTCACCTACGTAAAGCCCCAATGGGTAAATCGTTTGAAGAGGGTAACATGCCATCGATCGATGAGATCAAAGGTTCAGGTTCAATCAAGCAGATCTCATTTGACATCATTGCTTTCAGTCGCAACATGACAGCTGAAGATGAGCTGGAACGTAACACAACTAAGTACTCAGTACTCAAAGCACGATACACAGGCCGTACTGGCCCAGCAGGAGCATCCAAATATGACCCAAACACAACACGGCTACTCAATGCGCAAAACCTCGGATTCGAAGGCATTGATCTATGATAAGTACTACTTAGCGGTCGCTCAACTAACCAGCCAAATGTCTCATGATACTAAGATCCAAGTTGGATCAATCATTGTACGCAACGGTCAAATCCTAAGTCAAGGTTGGAACGGCACACCAAGCGGTACGTCTAACAAAACACGAGACAGTCAAGGTATAACAAAGCTTGACACAATTCATAGTGAAGAAAACGCGCTTATGAAACTTGCAAGAAACGGTGGTGGTTCTGATGGAGCCACCATCTACTGCACTCACAGCCCATGCTATGGATGCGCCAAGCTAATCCTCCAAGCGGGGATCAAACGAGTAGTATATTCAGAACTATATTGCTCTGAATCCCGAACATTTATGAAAGAAAGAGGACTTGAACTTGTATTCATTAGACCAAGTGATCGAGTATCTCAGCAGGAAGATCTCACGTGTAAACCTTAACAACCAAAAGGCAAACCGTGGAGGAGTTCTTGTTAAGACTCACAACGGATGGGAAGATAAAATGGAAGCGTTAGTTGCCATAACATTCCAAATCATCCAATCCCAATTCACAAGAACAGCGAACGACTACTTACCAGGTGAAGCTGGTCTAACGTCAACATCAATGGTTATCGGTAAAGCAGTAGCACGACTGATCAGCAGAGAACCTATCAAACTAGAACACCAACTGACAATCGGAGACCTCTTCATTGAGGGCTTCGTGTATCATGGCTTTGCCGAGTTAATCCCTCCAACTCGCCGTGATGAGTCATACATCCTCAAAGCAACTCCTAAGTGGGAAGAGCTGGCAGACATTCCTCTGGACGTCGTGAAGGAAACGATCCTTGGAAGCTATAAAGAACCTCAGCCAATCAATAAGAACATGCACAAGATGCACGACTACTTATATGATCCTGAAGCTCCTTATGTAATCGCAGTTAAGAACCTGCAGAACGTCAGCTGGTCAATCAATACGTCAGTACTAGACAAAGTGATTGCTCCACCTTCAGAGTTGGAAGAGAACGATGCTAAGGAGCAGAGACGTAGAAGCAAAGTGATTGAACACCGATTCATCACAGCCAAGGCAGAAGTCCTGAAAGAATGGGATTGCTTCTATCAGTCATTTGAGATCGACTATCGTGGTCGCATCTACAACACTGAACCTTTCTTGAACTACCAAAGTAGTGATATGGCTAAAGGTCTTCTGCTCTTTGCAGATCCTAAACCTATCAACGAGAGTGGTAAGTTCTGGTTGGCTGTCCACACAGCGGCTTGCTACAACCAATCGTACCACATCAATGACATCCCAGAATGGTGTGAAGAAGATTACAAGTCACATCTAGAAGAAGAAGGTCTAGAAGACATCTCTGTAGACAAGATGACATTGAACGATCGTGTTGGCTGGACAATGGCTAACTGGGACAAGATCTTCAGCTGCGAGTTAGACCTCAAAGCTGAGAAACCTTACATGTTCCTTGCTAGCTGTTATGAGTGGGACTTCGTTGAACGTACTGGTCTGACACAACTACCAGTCGCTATCGATGGTTCTAATAACGGATGGCAACATCTCGGAGCCATTAGTAAAGACGCTCACACAGGAGAACTCGTAGGACTTGTGCCAAGCAAGATCCAAAAGGACTTCTACGTGCAGACTGCTAAGTGTCTGATCGACCTAGCTAGCAAAGATGAACGTCTGACTAGTCTCCTACAAAGCATGCCTATGAAGCATATCAGGAAAGGGATTAGCAAGCGAGGAAGCATGACGCGTGCTTACTCAGCAGGTGCTAGTAAGATCGCTGAGAACATGTACTTCGATGTTCGTGCTGAAGAGTTCACAGACAAGTATGGGATCACCCGTAAAGACTGTGACAAACTAGCTAAGCTGTTAGTCAAAGCAATCGATCAAGTCTGTCCTGGTCCTCTACAAACAATGGCGTACCTTCAAGAGCTTGCTCAATACCAAATAGGCAAACACGAGCTGATTGGTGGAACACGTAGTGAGTTCAAGCTATTGAAAGACAGACGTCGTGAGCTACTAAGCAAAGGTGAGTTAGACGATGATGAGCTTGTAGAGCTGAACGATGTGTCTATACAGATCAACAGCTTCACATACGAGCTTACGTACGGTAACGGTGAAACAACTATCGAGTGGGATACTCCGTCAGGATTCCGTGCTCGCTATGAGAACTTCACCACTGTAGACTTCAAAGCTCGAGCTCGTCTTAACGGTAAAGACGTGAAGCACGTACTCAAGACACCAACGGATCGACCTAATATCCGAGGGTTCATGAGTGGTATCTCACCTAACTTTATCCATTCCATGGACGCAGCTCACATGGCACTTGTCATTGCTGATTGGGATGGAGCATTTGGAGCTGTACACGATAGCTTCGCTACCCACGCTTCTGATGTTGAGGACCTACTTCAGAAGACTAAACAGGTGTTCATAGAAATGTATACAAACGACAACTTCTTTGACACCATTCGCCAACAATTAACCAACAACACAGATGACGTTGAGCAGCCTGTTCTAGGTGAGCTGGACGTAGGAGATATAAATGACTCAGAATACTTCTTCTGCTAAGACTAACTACAACATCATGGCACTACGAGGTGCCTCAATCGACGACATGGAATACGTAGATACCTTTGGCTTAAACCCAGAGCTCGCGTACACTCCAGCACTCAATGACGAGATGCTGAAAGTAACGTTTCAACAGAACATCGATGAAGGCATGGACGAAGCGGAAGCTATTAAGATCCGTGACACTCACGCACAAGGCATCAAGCGACTACTTGCTGCTAACGGCATGCTAAAATCTAAGAACTAACTGCGATAAAAAAGGCCACAAGGT